TGTTGAGCTTACCCATGGGCCACCTCCTGAGCGGCGGCGGCCACAGCGCTGTGGCTGGCCTTGGCGCTCGGCAGCATGTTGGCCACCGCGAACGGGAAGGGCAGGCGGTCAGCCAGGGCGGCCAGCTCGGCGGAGATCCAGTCCCCATCGACAGCGAACTCCTCGCTTCCCCCGGTCAGCACCCACCCGGCCTTGCTGCCACGGCGGCGCTCGAGCACTCGCTGGGCGGTCTTGTGGCCGCCCATATCCAGCTGGGCGGTGACGATCACCTGGTTGTGGGTGACGTGCATCGTCAGCGTTGCGCTGCAGCCCTTGGCAGGGCTGGGGGCAAATCCACACAGTCCGTCACCCGTGATAGCCTTCGCCCCTGGTCCGGTGCCGGAAACCTCCGTATTTGCCCTGGTGTGGTCGGTGTTACCGATCATGTCGTGCATGGTTCTCTCCTGAACTTCGTTGGTGGATGGCCTTGGGGTAAGAGGTGGTGCTCTACCCGCCGGGCCGCTTTTACGCTTGCTTCTGGAACACCCAACACCGAACGGCTACGCCTGCTCCGGCCGTGTTGGTCTTGATGCAGCTGTTGACCGTGAGATTCGGGTCCACCAGCTTGTAGCGCCGCGAATCACGCAGATAGGTGCGCAGCAACTTGAGGTCTGGCACGGGCTGGCTGTGGTATGCCGCCTTGGCCAGGAAGTCGTTGAGGTTGATCGCGATGTGCTGCGGATTCCGCGAGTGATTGAGGACCGGGCGTTCGCCGTTGCCGGTGCTTTCCAGGTACTCGTAGGTTTCCCAGAACTCGTTGACCAGGGGATGGTCCGCGCTAATCGCCGACTGGCGCTCCAACGCCATATCCACCAGCTTCTGCCGGGTTTCCTCGACCATCGCCTTGGGGATGTCCACCACCAGGCGCAGGCCGTCGAGCAGCGCCAGCATCTGGGAGTGGTTCTTGATCAGGCGTTCCATGCGCAGATCCTTGTTCTCGCGCAGTTTTGCCTCGTAGAACCGCACACGCTCGCCGAACTTTTCCAGCACCTGGGCTTCGGCGCGCACGGCCTTGATCAGGAAGTAGCTCAGGTCCTCGACCTGCAGCGCATTGAGGTTGTCGGCCGCTTGGCGGCTCTCGGTGGTGGCGTTGGGCTTGCGGAAGTGCAGCTTGACGATACGGGTCATGATCGCCTCGCTGGCATCAACTGCCGCGTTCTGGCTGATGACGATGGTTCCCCGGAAAGGCGGCTCGTAGGTCTCGTTACCGCCGTTGCGGACGCCACGGGTGGCCAGCGTGCCGCCGCCGTAGTAGTCCTTCAATTCGTCCCACTCAAACGACCTGGAATGCGCCTTGTCGGGCGTATCGCGGTCGGCCTCCAGCAGCACCACCGGCATTCCCGAGGTCTGTCCCATGGCGCGGGCGCGGCCGGCCTTGGATGACTTGGCCGGGTCAAAGCCCTCGTAGTCACTGCGGGCCAGCAGCTTCCACAGGAAGGTCAGCAGGGTGGTCTTGCCGGCACCGGCCTCACCGGTGGCCTCCAAGAACGGGAAGGACTTGTGCGTGCTGCGGATCTGGTTGGCGAACAGCGAGCCGAACCAGAACACCAGGGCTACCATGCCGTTGGTGCCAAAGCAGGTCCACAACCACTGCAGCCATTCCGTGCGGTAGCTGTCATGGTCCCGCTGAATGTCCATCCGGATGGAGCGCTGGGTGGTCTTGATGCGCAGCTTCTTGAAGTCGAAGTAGTCCTCGGCGTTGGCCTGGGCAATCTCGCCGTGGCGCACGGCCAGGTCGCCGAAGATGTACGCCTGGTGATCGGGGGTGTAGCCCACGAAATCGACCGTGTGGACCTCTTTGATGTTGTCCAGCTGGATCTTCATGATCTGCAGCAGCTGGCCTGCGGTGCCATCGAAGATGGCGCCACGCGCAATGTGGCCCAGGCGGTCGCGGAATGACGGGGCGTTGAGCGCCTGCGACGACGTGAACGTGCCAGTGGCGGCCGCGCCGTCGTGCGGGAACTCCACCCGGAAGTAGTACCAGGCGTCGTCGGTGACTTCGTTGCGCTGGTAGTACAGCGCTTTGGGGAAGCAGTTGGCGATCTCGCGCACGTTGCAGCAGCCGCGGCGGATCTTCTCCACCGTCTCTTCGTCCAGGTCTTCCTCGATGTCTTCCTTGCGGGTGGCCTGCTCGCGGCACAGCTTGTCGAACCGTACGGGGTCGAATTCAAACCAGTAGAGCCGGTTGCGGTGGTCCATGTGGAACTGCGTGCGCTGCTCGCGCCCGTAGATGGTCAGGCCCTTTTCCATGGCGGTCTTGGCCAGCAGCAGCGCACCGTTGTGCAGGGCAAGGTCCACGTCCGCCTGCCAGACCGCATCGCCGTCCTCCGCCGCCTGGGCGCGCAGGTGCAGGTCATTCCAGTCGGTCTTCTTGTCGCCCGGCTGTTCGATCAGAGCCGCCTTGCAGGTGAAGCCCAGCTTTTCCGCGCGGCGGACGTGCTTGATGGTGTACGCCCGAGCGCTTGGCTCGTTGTCCAACGCCCAGACCAGTACCGGCAGATCGTTCGGGCGTGCGTCTCGCAGCTCCTTGAGCGACAGCTCAGGGAATGCATTGCTAGACATAGCCGACACAGCACAGATCCCGTGTTGCAGGAGCGCGATGGCGTCG